AAACCGTCAACCCCGAGAAGCAGAAGCCCGCAAGGTCGAAGAACGTCCGAAGCAGTGGGTGGACGCCGATATGTTGCCCGAGCCCGACAAGCAGGCAGGGTATTCGTATCGTTGGGTCCGAGTTTCCATTCTGAACAGCGCTGATCCGAGGAATATCTCGGGCAAGCTGCGCGAGGGGTGGGAGCCGGTTCCTGTTGAGGAGCAGCCGCAGTACAGGTTCTTCATTGACCGTGAAAGCCGATACAAGGACCACATTGAGATCGGCGGTCTGTTGTTGTGCAAGATGCCCACTGAGTTTCTCAAGCAGCGAGCCCAGGCTATCGATGCGAAGACGAACGCTCAGACGGAAGCTGTGGACAACAACTACATGCGTCAAAGCGATTCGCGGATGCCGCTCTTCAGGGAGCGCAAGTCCTCGACCAGCTTTGGCACTGGAAAGTAATCCTTTTCGGAGGCTACCATGCCCTATCCCCAGATCCCGGCCCCTTACGGGCTAAAGCCGATCAATCTGATCGGCGGTCAGGTGTTCGCTGGTGGTGTTCGTCAGTACCCGATTCAGTACGGGTACGGCACAAACATCTTCTACGGCGACTTTGTCCGTGTTTCCCCATCTGCCCCCGGCGGTATGCTTCTGCGTGCTGCTATTGGCGCAACCACGAGTTCAAACGCCTACACGGGCATTTTCCTCGGTTGCACCTACACCAACCCACAGACGAAGCAGAAGCAATTCGCTCAGTTCTGGCCCGCCAGCACGCTGGCTGGTGACTGCACGGCCTATGTCTGCGAAGACCCGGATACGGTCTTCAAGGCGGTTGTGTGCTCTGCAACCACGGTGGTGGCTTCCGGTGCAGTTGCGATGATCGGCAATAACCTGTCGATGATTGACAACAGCGCCGGCAACGTCAACACCGGCAACTCAAGCAACGCTGTTCTGGCTCCGGTCGCCACTCCTGTCACCAGCATCCTCCCGGTGCGTTGCGTGGGTGTGGTGGAAGACACGGCCATTACCTACACGGCCACTGGAAGCTCCAGTTCCACGACGCTCACGCTGACTGGTACGGGCGCTCCGGCGGCACTGCCGGTGGGCACGAGCGTGGCGTATTTGGCCGCCAACGGTCAGATAATTCAGACGGGTTCGTTCCTGGCGTCTGCGGCTTCGGCGGGGGCAACTTCGTTGACGCTGAACGCTCAGCCGAACGTCCTGGGCTCTGGCACCAACATTCCTTCGAGTTCGACCATCATCTTCACGGTTTATCCTGAGATTCTGGTCAAGCCGAACCTGTTGAGCCACGGCTACTACTCCAGCACCACCGCCTGATAGGAGTTAGATCATGGCCATCTCTCGTGCCCAACTACTCAAGGAACTCCTTCCTGGCCTGAACGCTCTGTTCGGTCTGGAGTACGCCCGCTACGGCCAGGAGCACAAGGAAATCTATGAGGTCGAAAGTTCGGAGCGTAGCTTCGAAGAAGAGACGAAGCTCTCGGGTTTCTCTGCTGCTCCGGTGAAGCCGGAAGGTACGGCGGTTGCGTATGACAATGCGCAGGAAGCCTGGACCGCCCGCTACAACCACGAAACCATTGCAATGGGTTTCAGCTTGACGGAAGAAGCCATCGAGGACAACCTCTATGACTCGCTTTCGGCTCGCTACACCAAGGCTCTGGCCCGTGGCATGTCGTACACCAAGGAAGTGAAGGCCGCCGCCGTTCTGAACAACGGCTTCTCGGCTGGCTACGTCGGCGGTGACGGTGTTGCGCTGTTCTCGACGGCTCACCCGCTCACCAGCGGCGCGACCAACAGCAATACGCCTTCGACCCAGGCTGACCTGAATGAAACCTCTCTGGAGGCCGCAGTCATTCAGATCGCAGCCTGGACCGATGAGCGCAATCTGCTGATTGCCGCCAAGCCGAAGAAGCTGATTGTTCCGCCGGCCCTGATGTTCGTTGCCACTCGCCTGCTTGAGACGGAACTCCGTGTCGGCACGAACAACAACGATATCAACGCCCTGAAGAACAACGGCGCTGTTCCGGAAGGCTACACGGTCAACCACTTCCTGACCGATACGAACGCGTGGTTCCTGACCACGGACGTTCCCAACGGCCTGAAGCACTTCGTCCGTACCCCGCTGCAAAACAGCATGGACGGCGACTTCGATACCGGCAACGTCCGGTACAAGGCCCGCGAGCGTTATTCGTTCGGCTGGTCGGACCCGCTGGGCATGTTCGGGTCTTCGGGCTCTTACTGATCGCGGTTCATCTGCCATTCAAAGGGGGGCCTTGTGCCCCCTTTTCTTTTGGGCTATAGTTAAACAGACCTGGGATTTAACCCGTACCGGACTGGCCCAGCAGACGATGCAACGATTGGTACGGGAACTCTTGCATGAGGAATCATCATGGGACGCTCCACCTTTGAAGGCCCGATCCTTTCGGGCGACAACCGCTTTCCCCCGTTCCGCAACATCGGTAGCGCTGAACTGGTTCAGTCCGGCGCGATGGTGCTGACCAACACCACGGCCAATACTGCCAACTACGGTGGCGCTTCTGGCCAGTTCGTGACGGACGGGCAGACGTTTGCCAATACGGCAGTAACGGTTTACACGCCGTCCTCGACCAGTCCGGTCCTGTCAGCTACGTCGATTCCCGCAGACAGCGCGACCCAGATCTATCGTGGCTTCGTGTTCTATCTGCCGACCGGATCGGACATCAACGACTTCTTTGTTGATGTTGGCGTTGTGCCGACCGTGGCCTCTGGTTCGATCAGCACGATCACCGTGTACGTGTCGAACAACTACACGGTCCAAGGTGGAACGCCGACCTATGCTGCTACTGGCACGATTTCGGCAGTCGGGCGGCAGGCGCTGTCTACGTTCACCGGAACGCAGTTGGCGAATCAGTTCTCTTCGTCTACCGACATCCTGACCCCCAACGGGCAGGCCAACGTGTCGCAGCTTGTGTTCACGATCTCGATTGCTGGCACCAGCATGACGACGCTGAATGCAGGCACGATGTACTTCACTGTGCGCTACGTCCAACCTGATGGTAATGTGGGATCGGCCACCGCTTACCCATACGGTAACTTCGACTGAGCAGGCTGAACAACAAGGGGGCTCCGGCCCCCTTCTTTGAATCTAAGGAGCCGCTATGTCTGGTTGGACCGTAGTTGACGCCATCACCAACAAGTCTCAGCCCATCACGGGCAAGGTTGATTCTGGCGCTGTCTCGCCCTATTTCACTGCTGCCCCCGGCGCTCAAGACCCGGTTGGCAAGATGCGGATTTCGTCTCCGCAGTCGCTGATCGACACTGACTTTGAATACGGTCAGCAACCGACGAAGTGGGAATCCATCGCTCTGCAAAACAATCGGCAGAGCGTGTATCTCATCCCCCAACAGCCCCTGACGGTGACCTCGATCACTGGCTCTGGCACAACGGTTACCATTGTTGGGACGTTCACGGTCCCGGCAAACACCACCATCTACATCCAGAACGCGACTAACCCTGCCGCAAATGGCTGGTGGTTCACGGCGGCTGGTGGCACCAACACGATGACGGTGATCACGTCGTCTGCTGTGGGTGCGTCCAACTGCTACAGCGCTGCGTTGACGTATGTCTATCGCGGCTTCTTCTATTCGAGTTGCGGCATTCAGATCGGTGCAAACGCCTTCACCACTGACGGCAGCACCACCGTTACCTGCACGACCTCAAACCCGCACGGCCTGTCCGCCGGGGCGTTGATCTACATCATCAACACCACGAGTAGCGGCACCATCATCAACGGTGCGCAGGTTGTAGTTACAACCCCAACGGCCAACACGTTCACCTTTGTGAACTCCAACGGTGCTGTGGCCGGTGGCGCCATCACCAACTCTGCTGGCACCAGCGTGTTGTTTGCACGACCTGCTGGCTATGTTGAGTCCCGCACCTTTGATGGCGGCGTGGCGTTCTCTGCGGGTGCGACTGTTCCGAACAGTCAGTTGATCCGTCAAACTCGCCGCTACTTCCGCTATCAGTCAGGCAAGGGCATCCAGTTCTCGACCGGCACTTCGCTGTGCCCGGTTCTGGTGACCACCAGCATCACGTCGTCCGGTACGACGGCAACGGTCACGACCCGGTATGCACACAACCTTGCGGTTGGCTGCACGGTTGAGATTCGTGGGGTGGAGCAAGGCGCCTACAACGGCTCCTTCGTAATTGCATCAACTCCGTCTCCAACCACGTTTACATACACCATGCGCGCCGCCCCGGGCGTTTCTCCGGCGACAGGCTATCCGATCCGGGTCAGTCCGACCAACTGGTACGGTTCTACCGTGCGGGTTGGTTTCTTTGACCAGCAGAACGGGCTGTTCTTTGAGTACGACGGTCAGACCATGTATGCTGTGTGGCGCAATAGCGTGACGCAGATCAATGGCTCTGTATCTGTGACACAGAACAGCGCCGCCGTGACCGGCACTGGTACGCAATTCAGTACCCAGCTTCGCCCTGGTGATTTCATCGTCATTCGGGGGCAGTCTTACCGGGTGGTGACGATTGCCAGCGATACCTCGATGTTCATCAGCCCGGAGTACCGGGGCTCAACGATCTCTAACGCTCTTGTGTCCAAGACCGTCGATCTTCGGGTTCCGCGTTCTCAGTGGATTGACCCGTTGGATGGTACGGGGCCGTCTGGCTATACGCTGGACCTCACCCGTATGCAGATGTTCTACATCGACTACTCGTGGTACGGTGCAGGCTTCTCGCGGTTTGGTCTGCGTACAAGCAAGGGTCAGATCACCTACGTCTTTCAGTTCACCAACAACAACGTCCAATACGAAGCGTACATGCGTTCGGGCAACCTTCCGGCGCACTACGAATCGAACGGTATTACCCCAACCACCATTCTGACCAGCACGCTGTCCAGCGGTACTGGGGTTGGCGGTACTATCTCGGTGGCCAGTACGGCTGGCTTCGCTCCGTCTGGGGTTGTTCGAGTCCAGGCCGCAGGGTCTGGCGGGGCGGTTGAACACATCGCCTACTCCTCAATCACGGGTAGCTCGCTGGTCATTTCAGGCCGAGCGCAAGCTGGTGGTGCGTTGTCTGCTCAGACGTTTACCTTCAGCGCTACCGCTCCGGTTCAGGTCGAGTACGCCTCCCCGGACACAAACGCATCCCTGTCGCACTGGGGTTCGTCTGTGATCATGGACGGGCAGTTCAACGACGACAAGTCGCTGATCTTCAACTACGGCACGACGTCCACCATCAGCCTGAACGCGGGCACTACGGTTCCCATCATGGCGATCCGGATTGCGCCTTCGGTGGACAACGGCACCATTGGTCTGCTTGGCGTCAAAGAGGTCATCAACCGCTCTCAGTTGCAGTTGACCGACATGGCCGCTGTGACATCGGGGGCTGTGCTTATCAACCTGATCCTGAACGGAACCGTCACCGGCTTCAGCGGCTCGTTTGTATCGGTTGCGACGGGAACTCAGATCTCGTCGTCTCTTGCACAGGTTGCTGTAAACACCAGCAACACGGCGACGATCTCCGGAGGCGAATCGGTAACCGCGCTGTATTCAAACGGTGTCAACTCGCTTGACCTGTCAAACGTTCGGGATCTTGGCAACTCCATCCTGGGCGGCGGTATCAGCAACACGGTTCCCACTTCGCAGGCCGGCCTGTACCCCGATGGTCCTGACATTCTCTACATTGTCGCCACCAACACCACGGCCTCGGCTGTGACCATGCTGGCGCGTATCAACTGGAAAGAAGCGCAGGCGTAACATGGCGAAGTCCCCCGCATGGCAGCGTAAGGAAGGCAAATCCGAGGCTGGCGGGCTCAACGCCAAGGGGCGGGCCAGCTACAACCGGGCCAATCCTGGGAAGCCGGGGCTCAAGGCCCCGCAGCCGGAAGGTGGTCCCAGGCGCGATTCCTTCTGTGCTCGGATGAAGGGCATGAAGAAGAAGCTCACAAGCACCAAGACGGCAAACGATCCAAACAGCCGGATCAACAAGTCTCTCCGGGCGTGGAACTGCTGAGGAGACACAGTGAATGGATTTCGTAGCGGTTTGGAACACTGTATTGACAGTGCTCCTTGGCATCGTGGGGTTCTTTATGACTGCGAAGTTCAAAGAACTCGACCGAATCAGCATCCTGCTCAACAGGACGCGTGAGGAAGTGGCTCGGGATCACATCACTCGATCTGAGTTCCGGCAGGACATGAAAGAGCTGATTGAACGCTTTGACAGAATTGAAGCCAAGA